CTTGGATGGCAAAGGAATATTAGCAAACTTCTTAATGACAGAACGGCGGACCATGTAAAAACGGGCAGCAACATAAAGCGAATACAGTATCGTGAATGCGAGAATCATCCAAGATCCTCGCACGTGCGTGAAAGCGTCATAACCCAATGTGATAATCACACAAATCAGGTAATAACCAATGCTGTTCAAAACAATCTCTTTCAACTTATCCCGCATAAGGTAAGCTACAATAGCAGAACCAAAACGCGAAACAATGAGTGACTGCATGAAAGCATTCAACCACGCAATAACACGAACTTCCAATGCAACAAGGTATTCAACAACCTCATTGACATTGGGAATGCCAGCTTGGGAGTCCAACGGACAGGATTCACACATGCCTTTCGGCAATCCGCATTCGCACAACGGCATATCGGCTAAATCGCGTTGCGCCTGAACAAAGGCTTTCTGACGTTCAAAATGTTCTTCAGAATCTTTCTTCAAAAAGCGCAACAATGTCCTTATGTCAACATCAACAAGTGGCTTTCCCTCGAATTCACGAGGCACATAAACCACATGCTGTGTCTTTCCCGACTTAAACTTATCACCAGTCGTGTTCTCCCTGTAACGGGGTTCTTCGACAGTGAAAGTGGCATAATCAGGAAACTGATCATTGGACATGTGAGCGATCTTCGAACTATCCAACATTGTAGTCCCAGGCTTGCAATACTCAGGTTTCACAGTTTGAGTAATTGTAGACTCGAAACGACGGTTGATCGACAAAGGTTCGTTAGATAATTGATTAGACAGCAAATCCTTGACATTTGTCGTGGCAACAACTACTGCAGGTTCAATCATCACTTTTCCTTTCATTTCGGCGTTGGCGTTCAAAGCGGCCATTGTATTGTTGTTCAAAAACATAATAACGGGCAAACAGGGCGATCCATCCGCGCGATCTAGCGACGTATTGCAAATGTCATCAAAAATGACTCCTTGATGGTGCGTTCCAAACTCGGATTGATACTTGTCTTCCATATTCAACGAAATCACAGCACGCGGGTTGTAATCATAACCGTTGACTTGAAGAATGTACCGAGTCAAAGCATTCGCAATCGCAGATTTTCCCACACCAGAACTTCCGAAAAGCAAAGCACCATAAGGTTTGATGCGAATACCTTCCTTCTTGGAAAGGGTACGGGACGTCTGGATGTCTCGCAAAACTGCAAGTCGGCTTGAATAATACGCTCTCTCACCGGTCCTGCATGTGTCCAGCAGCGTCAGAGTGTCTCCGATGCACTCATGAACACGACGATCAAAAGTCTCATCATCAATGTCGGCACCACGTCCTATATCAATGCAAGCCTTCTGGGATTTGATAAAAGTATACTCATCATCATAAGCATTCCTTGCTTCAGACTGAAAAAACAAATCAATGTTCCCAGACTCGAAAACAAGACGAGCTTTAGAAATGAGCAACTTACCAAAGAGCACAATTTTCTCAACCAATTGAACAACAGTAACCTGTTGCCTCAAAGGTTCAGAAACGAACAAAGACATTCCTTGAAAAGAAATATCAATTTTCTTCAAAAATCCCAATGTAATCATCATGCGGAGAATGCCATACAACTCTTCAAACACTTCACTTTCCTTGAACAAAGTCCAATACTTTCCAAAATCTGGAATGGGAATTTCTGGCAAGGAAACGTTGAAATCGGAAGCAATCTTGCGCAACGCAAACCAATGGGTACTAACATTGTTCAATATCCAATCAGGTGCATCAAGCGTGAAGTTGAGAACTTCTCGAACTCCAAACTGAGACTCCAAAGGTTGATTCGCATTACGAATGCGCTTCTTTTCTTTTGTCTCTTGGGCACGGGCTTCTTTCTCTCGCAACGCGCGATTCTTCTTGTCACGGGCTTTCTTTTCATTTTTGATGCGAGCATCATACTTGCTTCTCCCATAGCCATTCTGGCTTGGTAAAAGCGCGTACTCAAGCAGGCACCTCCAAATCACAAGACTATTAATGGCTAGGAGAGCTTTCGGAAAAGATCCCCACACATGTTGCCATTGTCCACAAGTCATGAAAAGCAAAAACACAATGCTGCTTCTGTTGAAATTAAACAACAAAAAGCGCTTCGTGTAGGCCAAGTAGAAAATCAAAGCGATAAAGCCAAAAAGAGCAGTAAACACTAAAGGTAACTCATAATCATGCTTCACGTAGGCAGGTTGTTCATCACAACCGGCTTCCTCCAAAACATAATTGTAGTCAAACTCAACACCCCGAAGGGTGGAGATTCCCGGGTCGTTCAAATTTGATTCCTCGAAATAAATAGAATTCATAATTTTAGTGGGAATAGGGACTAACCTCAAAGGGCTAAACAAACCAAGACTAAATCATCTCAATCCGATCGATAAAGCAACTATTGATAACCTCAAGAAAATACTCAGGGGCACGGAAAATTTAGGTGACCAAACCTCCTCACTCAGGTTGTCATGAGGTAAACGTGCATAAGCAAATCTATATTGTTCATTCATAGTAAGTACAGTTACGTTTGTCAAATTGAAACCAATGGACCAATTCTTCTCGCAAATTTCTTAGATCTACAATCTCTCTTCTACCCTACTGCGGGTGGAGATTGATCAACGAAATGAATAAATGCGAGTGGGATTCCACTGACAACAAAACCTTACGAATGTTAATTACCAGTTGCTGAATTTCTCATCATAAAATTCAATGGTCTATGCAGGCAGATACAAAAACAGCTCGTCCTTACAGGCTGCTAATACCTCCTACAGAAAAGGGGGTTGATTTACAACAGAGTTGACTCTCTGGGGTGACGGCATAAACGTACGACATAGTAGCCACAACTACGTCATTCATACGGTCATCACTTTGGAATTGGTTATTTTCCGGGGTGGTGACTAAATATCATATTAATATACATTCTCATAATCTACAGATTAAGCTTTCGCCTATTCTATAGGTCTCTTAAATCAATACAGAAAGTGTGATTAGGGTTCTACCCCTATTCAACACGTCTGCAAAGACATAAATAAGAGCAGAACAAGAACTGCAATGAATATGTATGATTGCCGGGTGTCGCGGCTAAACG